GTTCTTCTCTCTCCATTCATTTTCGTAAATTTCCTGCAAATACCGGCTTTACGTCCACCAACTTGCAATAAGTCATAAATGCCGCGATTCGTTTCATCATACGGGGAAGTAGCCAAGCAACTTGGCGTAAGTCGTCAAGCGATAGTGAATTGGCGTAAAGCTCACCCAGACTCTCCGGCGCAGTTGCCGAACGGCGACCATGATGTTAATAAATGGCGGGAATTTGTAAAACTTCGCGGACTTGGCAAGAGAGACGATGAGTTGCCGACGAACATTCGCGACACGGACGACGATGACGACGAAGGCCCGCAGACAAAGGAGGATTGGAATTGCGCCCTTATCCGAGAGAAGGTAAGGCGCGAGCGAATCAAGGCGGACTTGGAATCGCAGAAGGCCGTTCTAGTCGATGACCTAGAGCAGAACCTCGGCGGGCTATTGGCCGCAGTCCAGAACGGCATGGATTCTTTCCCTGACCGTGCCGCTCCAATGGTTCAAGGCTTTAGTGACGTGCCGGAGATTAGCCGCATCCTTCACGGTGAGATGCAAAGCACGCTCGGCGCGTTGCAAGTTGCTGACTTTGAGAAAGCCGTAGAGGAAACGCCTGAGCACCTTAGAGCGGAAGTTCTGGCAGCTTTGAAGCGGATTGGCGGGTTTTATTTGAGCCGAACAGAAATAATTCAAACATGAACACAATAAGAGTATTACCACCACGAACAGCCAGAGTTCACGTCTATGACCTGTTTCTAGAGAACGGTCGCGAAATTACAATGACGGAAAACCTGACTTGGCATGGTGAAGTTTGGATTAGAAGCGATGCCGACATGGACCCGCTATACAAGCTGCACTCATCTGATTCTTGGGCATACGTTGAGCTTGGAATGTTTCAGTTTATTGGTAAAAACGAAAACGCTACCTCGCTGAGTGATATTGCGAAAAAAGGCGGGACGATTGAGTTGCCGTGATAAACTACCGCCCCGCTAGCGACCTGCTTAAACGCCTGTTGCGGGAAATTATCCGCCCGCGCCCGCTGCTGAAATACTGGCAGTGGGCCGACAAGCACGTATCCATTCCGCCCGAAGCAAGCGGACCGATGCCGGGAAAGTTGAACACGGGCAGGTTTCCAATCTTTCGCGGACTGTTCGATTTGTCGCAGCAGGGGCATGTGCATTTTATAAGCCTTTGCGCGTCGATTCGCGTAGGTAAGACGCTGTTCTCAATCATCCTCATGCTCTATTGGCTTGCGGAAAAAGCTGGCAGCGTGGTATGGCTTGACCCGTCCGGAGCATCGGCAAAGAAAGTCAGCAAAAGCGAGATAGACCCATTTATTCAGTTGTGCGAACCGGCTAAGCGGCTTGCGATTGTCGGGCGAACGACTTGGACGAGCCTCTGGAAGACATTTAAAGGAAAGATTTTGCGCTTTGTGGGAGCCGGAGAAGAGGCGAACCTGCACGGATTTAACGCGGAGCTTGCAATCATAAACGAGTTTGATTCCTGCAAGCAGGCAATCGTAAAGAAATCAGCAAGCGAGGACGGGAAAGAGGACTCATCGAGCGCGGACAAAATCATTGGGCGCACGCAGCTTTTCCCATTTACTAGAAAGATAATTGAAAACAGTTCACCTCGTCAGGCTGGCGAGTTTTCTCCTATCTGGCAGAGCTTTTTGCGCGGCTCGCAACATTATTGCTATTTGCCATGTCCGCATTGCAGCGCGGAGGCAAAAGCCAAACGAGAACCGCGACCGATTACAGACAAATGGCCCGTTGGATGGAGCGAGGAAAGCCGTGACCCATATCTCGCAGGCTGGCAACGGCTAGTTTTTACAAACGATCCAGCATACCAGCCCGCGAAACACGTTCCGTTCGACCACGACCTCATGCCAATCGACGGCACGATGGAGGAAAAGCTAGGCCGCATCGACTTTTCTTGTGCGGAGATTTGGGCAGAGGCACCGGCACCGTATGACGCGACGAAGATAATTCGCGTCAAGACGGGATACAACGAAGACAAAGTAGAGAACGAGACAACTTACCAATGCGGGCATTGCGGAAAGCAGATTGAACAGCAATCGCTAAGGTGGATGTTGAATCGCTACAGGTGGATGGCGCACAATCCTAAAGCGTCAAAGGACCGCATCAGCGCACACGTTTGGCGAGGCTACGCACCGCCCGAGCTTGGCGGCGGGTGGAACCACATTGCGAAGGCTTTTTTAGAAGCGAAGAGTGACATTGGAAAGCTGATTACGTTCACGAATATGAGCCTTGGCCTCCCGTTCATTCGTGCAGGGGCAGCAATCAACGAGGGAGACCTCGACCGCGTTCTAGCACGCACGCCGATTCGCTACATCAAGGGACAACTCCCGCGATTGCCGGAAATGCTGACGATAACAGCCGACAAACAGAAAGACATGCTCTACTACACAATCAGAGCATGGGGCGTGATATGGGAATCTCCCGACCAACCTACATGGAGCGCACTTGTCGATTGGGGAACGGCAATGACGATGGACGAGCTAACGGTTTTAGCAGGCGAGAAACCGGACGGCACGGGCAAATATCGCACGTTTGACTTCACCGATGACAAAGGCAAGGTGCATCAGTTTCGTTGCATCGCCGGAATCATCGACGCGGGTAACGACCAAGACGTTGTTTTTGAGTTTTGCCATAAGCGGACTCGCATTTTCGACCCATACAAGGGCAGCGGCCCGATTCAAACGCAATGGAACCGCATTCGACCTAGAAGCGTTTACGATGACCAACTGACGCTTCTCCTTTGTTGGTCTAGTCACTACGCAGAGCGGCTGTATTACGACGCGATTAAGCACGGGCAAGCGGGAGACAACGCGGTTTATTGGTGGCTGCCAATCAACATCGATGACGATTACAAAGCGCAGCTAACGGACGAATACAAGGACGGCGACGAGTGGGTATCACGCCGGAAAAACAACCACCTTGGAGACTGCGAGAAAATGCAGGTTGTTCTTGCCGACATCATGGAAGGCCGCTTGACATTGATTAAGGAAAAGCGTAATAATCCGAAAACAGAAACAGAGTAGCCGTGAGAAACCACGATTCCAGCGACGACCCTCGTGCAAGCTACACGCCGACAATGGGCATTGATTCCACGGCGGACTTGCTACACGAGCCGTTTGCGGAATACAACGGGCAGCTTCCCGTGAATCGCGAACAATGGCGCAAGCTCACGCGGTATTTAGTGGAGAAAGGGATTGAGGGAATCGACCCGAATACCGGACGAGACGGCAGCCGGATGGCAATGGAATTGTTGCGAGCATTTACTAAAGACACGGACAAGCGTTTCGCGATTCGCGCCGTCCTTTATCTTCGACTTTTCGGAATTGAGGGACGCAGCTTGGCGGAAATCGGAAGTGACTTTGGACTTCACAGGGCAAGCATCAGTCACACATACCGACAAATAAAAGCGATGCATCCCGGCATCGCGAATCCCGCGGACAAGTCGGAGGAATACTGCGAAGAAGCAGCGCAACGTAGGCAGGGAGCGCAGAAGATTCGCGAGAAAACGAAGTGGAGACCGATTTATAACTGACATGAACGAAACACAACTCAGCCTTTCATTTTACGACGACGCGGCACTGAAAAAGATGCCGGAAACGGATATTATTTCAGCTATTCTTGGCCGTTACGAGCCTCTGGAACGCGAGATAATGCCGCAAGCGATGGCAGCAATCGGGAGCGCGATTCAATCGACTGCGGCACTCGGGCAGCTATTGGAGGAGCTTTACCAGCGGCACAAAGGCGCAAAATGGGAAGAAGTTTATGAGAAAATCAAGCTCCCGTTCTCGTTTGTGCAGGCGAACAGATTCCGGCAGCAATGGAACAACAAAGGCAAAGTTATCGACGCGGCAGACCCGACGCCGTTAGCACTCACAAACGCATTCCGTCACGCTGAGCTACTGCCGGAACCGGAACCGCAGCCGAAAAGCGAGTTGCCGCCGATGCCGTTTACGCTGAAATTTTCGTTTGACACAAGCCGCGAGGTCAATACTTGGGGCAAGGAGAACGTGATTGATTTTCTGACGCGCACGGAAAAAATCGAACTGCT